TCAGCTCAGTGCTTTTCCATTTCCTGAAGCATCCACAACAGACTTTCCACTATCAGATGCCTGCAAAGAAACCGGATCCGCGGCTGGCAGATACACCGACTTATACCAGTCTGCATAAACAGTTGCATCCGTAGTATTCCCTGTCTTTGCCTTCACCTTTCCATCCGACAGTGGCGTGGCTTTAATGGTCAGTGTTTCCGTCTGCACTTCCTTCTTCTCCTCATTGGTCTTGCCTTCAATCTTCGGACGGGAAGCCGAACAGTTATACATTACATGGCGGATATGGCGCACATCCCCGTCAAACTCAAAAAGCAGGGCAAACAGTGCCAGTTCTGCATCCGAGTTTTCAATCAGAACGCCCTTGGCATCCAGTTTTTCTCTCAGCACATCCGTTCGGAAACTCTCCGGAATCAGTGCAAGCTCCAGATCCCCGTCATAGCCCATATTGTTGTTGATTACATAGTACGCAATGCCATCCGCATA